AGCACTATCCTGTTTCGCGTACACATAATCAATGTCGACAGGATGCCCTCTATGTGGCACGGATACAAGGCGCTCAGCAAACTCCAACATGTAACCGACGAAGGATGGTGGCACAGACTTCACAGGTTCACCTATGAATTTCTCTATGCGTCCCTCCACGGCTGCATTGTCAGACCCTATGGTTCGAGGAAATCCGTAGCACGTCCCAATCAGCGGGGACCCAAACGGTGCTAACGGCATTTCCGCAGTATAGTCATGTTTGTCGAAGTAGACTTCGGTCAAACCTACGCTTGGCGGATAAACCATAGGTGGGTAGATTGGCAGCCCAGCTCTAACATAAACACTGATGACTGCGCACCAACCTGGAGGCAACTTCTCGGTTGGCAATCCAACGGGGCACGTTGGATAAATGTTACTGGCCACGACAGCAGGTGATATAGGTACTTTCATCGTCATGGCAACCGCTCGCATTGCATCGAAATCGGTTTTGGGAAGGGTAACAGCGAGGTGATCACCGTTAACTGCCACACTGCGTAAGAGACCGCTGGGTGTGTTAACGTCCAAGCAGACCAAATCCACCTCGATTTGACCACCTCGTCGCATAACCACTGGCTTCAACCTCTCAAGTTTATTGCCTTCAATAAACCAATCAGAGGGGCACAGTGACGGAGCATCGAATGTTCCTATAAGACTCAACAATACGATGCTGTGGTGTTCATCGACGTACTTGCGGTCAATGTGGTACCCACTTATGCGTTTTGTGGCGTAGGCAGTATCCTCCACCACAATGGTGCATCCTTTGTAGTCCCATACCTCGTGTTGGTACGACTCTCCTCCAGACACATCATAGATCACTTTATCGTCCTCATCAAAGCGGAATTTGTATTCACCATCACCTTTGGCGGCGACACTAGGAGTGAATGCATAGACCAAGTAAGTCCCTGGATGAGTTGCCAGCAATCGAGGCATGTCAACGTAATAGTCCACGTCGACTAAGATTCCACACTGGGTGTTAGAATCAAAAGTGAAAGAAGATGGCGGTGTGGCCAGGTCCTTCGCCCAATGAAATGAGCGATCTCCTTTACGAAACTTCCGGATATCAGCTAGCGACTGCTGAATGAAGTACGGCTCCAAACCCATTGATGCGGCAAATAGGCTTGCAGTTGTTCCTCCGGCGTTTCGGTCAGCGGCAGACTGACCATGGGTATGATT